CATAACGTTCATGCCGCCGAAAGAGATGATGCAGCACATATAGATTATCTAAAAAGAGATATTCTTTGGGATGACAAGCATGGGCATAGTGATATTGATATGACCGCTGATGAAAAACATATATCTAAATTAGCTGGAGATATGAAATATGATAAAAAACACCATTCACCTTTACACGCAGAAGGAGATTGGAGAAAAGACCTTAAGAAAAAACAAGTAGGGACAAATCCTGATGGTACAAAATATAAAATTAAAGACTAATAAAACAGAATAGAACTGTATAAATCTAACCAAAACAAAACCAATAACAATAACAAAAACAAAAACAAAAATGGCAAAATTTATAAATTTTCATTGTGTAAATATAAACGCGGGCCAACCGTTCGGCCCAAGCTATGATGTCTTACTTAATGTTCAAGACATTGTAAAGATTGCAGCAACTGGTGCTAATGGACAAAATGCTAAAACATTAGTTGTAAGCTTTAAACAAGCAGCTATAGGAACACCTGATGCTACTAACCCTAAAACAGTTACTTTTGCGGTGCATGCGGATATGGTTGCAACTACCAACCCAACCCTTAATGATGGTAGTGCAAATCCAATTTATGACGCAGTTGTAAAAGCAATGACAGCTAATCCAGGTGGAGTTAAATCTAGTGTAAGTTTACCAAAAGATCAAGCAACTACTCCAATACAAATGTATTTTAGCGGAGCTACTTGGGCATAATAATTAGTTGATGAAATCACGAGGATTAGGCGATTCTATTGAAAAGTTTACCACTAAAACAGGTATTAAGACCATCGTGGATTCGGTCTCCGAAGGTCTTAATATTCCTTGTGGATGTCAACAAAGAAAAGATGCACTAAATAAAATGTTTCCATATTCAACAAGAAAATAATGGCTTTTAAACTTAACAACCCTCCTTACGTAGCAACTGCTCCAGTTCATGAGATTGATATGGAAGATGGTGTATTAGGTAAAGCTGATAGAAATGGAAACATATTAATTAATAATAAAATAAAAGATCCTAAGCAAAGACAAGAAGTTGTTGATCATGAACAAATTCATATTAATGATATTAAGTCTGGATTATTATATTACGATGATGAAAATGTATATAGCCGTAAATCAGTAAATGATAAATGGCAAATACATTCTCGCACTAATATGAAAGAAGGAAGTAAATCTTTACCTTGGGAACAAAAAGCACATAAACATTCATAAAAATAAATAAAATGGGAAAAGGTAAAAAAATGGCGGGTGGTTCATTCATGAGTAAACATGCTCAAAATCTATTGAACTATATGCCTATAGATGATAAAGCTTCTGCTTTACAATATAAAGGTAAAAAAATGGAGGAATCTCCATTACATGACTGGGGAGTACTACAATCAGATATGAAAAAATCTGGTAGAAAATTTGGAGATATAGCTCGCGGTGGAAAAGGCGCATTAGAAGGAGTTAAAAAAGCTAGTGGAAATATAATAAAAAAACTAGATAAAAATATACATAAAATATCTAAAAAAGAAGATAAAGATTTTATACGAAGTAAAAGAAGAGTTTAAAATAAATGAGTAAAAAAAAGGCTTTTAAAGATACTGGTGTAGGAAAATTCCTTATTCAAAAAGCACCTAGTATCTTAGGTATTGTTGGAGATGCAATATTACCAGGTAACGTTATTTCAGAATTAATAACAGGTAATAAAGATTTATCTGAAGCAGATAAAGAAATTGCTTTACAAAAACTAACAATCGAAAGAGCTGAAATTGATGGAACAACAAGGCGGTGGGTCGCAGATGCTCGGTCAGGAGCGTGGCTTGCTGCTAATGTTCGTCCGTTAACATTAATATTTTTAACAATTAGTTACGTTATAGGATGGTATTTACATTATCCTTTAGAATCTATTACTGGACTTCTATCCATTGTTATCGGAGGTTATTTCGGTTCTCGTGGAGTTGAAAAAGTATTCGGAAACAACAAACATAAATAAATAAAAAAAATGGGAATATATCAAAAAAATTTAACTGATGCTGCTACCCATGCTGTATCTATTGAAACAGTTGCTACATTAAGAGCTCCTGGAGCTAGCGCAGCTGGTATACCTGTAGGACAATTTACAGATACTACAGCAAATATAGCTGCAAGTGCTCAAACTGTTACAGCTTTTGCTTCTGGAGGTACTTTTTTAGGTTCAGCAAGTAATACTCAAAATAAACAATGGGGAGCATATTATACTATCGAAACTGATGGTGCTGGTGCTATAACAAATGTAAGAGTAATGCAAACACGACCCGATGGATTAAATCAAGGAAGTGCACCTGGTGCACCTACTAATCCTGGAGCTGGTCCAAATATGGCTGCTGCTACACAAACAATTATTTTTACTGCATCAGATCTAAATACAGCTTTTGGACAAACTAATATTACGGGTACATTAGAAATAGCATTAGCTGTTACTGATTTACAAGCTCCAACAAGTGGGGCTGATGCCGGTACTAATGCTGTTTATGATGCTGAACCTGGATTTGATGGATTTGGTTTATATGTAGGTGGAACTGGTGATATTAAATTAGAATTTGCCGCGGCTCCACCAAATCAAACAGTAACAATACAAAGTATTCCAGCAGGGCGTACTTTAGACATGTTGGTTAGAAAAGTTTACACTAACGATTCGGCTACAACTGCTACAGAAATGGTAGCGCTATATTAAATAAATTAACAATTAAATTAAATTAACTCAAATGAAAAAAGAAGAAACAAAAAAAGAAGGATGTTCGTCTTGTGATGAAAAAAATGAAGTTGCAGGTAAAATTACAGCAGAACAATTAAAAACTATACAACAACAACAAGAAGATATAACTAAATATCTTAAAGAAATAGGTTTTGTAGAAAGCCAAAAACATGGACTTTTACATAAATATGCTGGTATAGTACAAGACGCTGAAGCATTTAAACAAAAACTTGAAGAAGAATATGGTGGTATAAATATCAATCTTGAAGATGGTAGTTATACTATGATAGATACTCCAAAACCAGAAGATACAAAAAATAGTGAGTAATGTTATAAGAAAAATCAGTATTGGATCTGATTATAAAAATGATGCTATGCACTATGCTGTTGGACAGCAAGTATACGGTGGTCATACGATTTCTCATATTTTAAATGATGAAGAAGAACAATCTTATAATATATTTATAAAAAAAGGAGATGAGGTATTGCCTTGGAAGAAGTTTAATTCTCAAATGGCTATATCTGTAGAATATGATTTAGAATATTAATGAAAAGTTTATATCAATTTATTATTAAACCTATTGGGGAAAGATATAAAAACAAAATTAATATTGATGGTTGTGAATTAATTGTTAATTCTACTATATCTAGTCACAAATTTGTAAATAGAGAAGCAGAAGTAGTTAGTGTTCCGCTTATATATAATACTAAAATTAAAAAAGGAGATAAAGTTATAGTACATCATAATTTATTTAGAAGATATTATAACATGAAAGGGAAATCAGTGAATAGTACTAAATATTTTAAAGATGATTTATATTTTGCAGTTCCCTCTCAAGTATATATGTATTATCAAAAAAATAAGTGGATACCTAACGAAAACTATTGTTTTGTAAAACCTTTATTAGAAGATGAAAAAATAATAAAGAATAAAGGGATATTAAAATATGGTAATAGTTCATTAGAAGTGCTTAAAATAAATCCAGGAGATATAATAGGGTTTAAACCACTTAGAGAATTTGAATTTATTATTAATAATGAACTTTTATATTGTATGGAATCAAATGATATTGTAATTAAATATGAACACAAAACAAACCAAGAAGAGTATAATCCAAGCTGGGCAAAAAGCAGTTGAAGAATTAATTAAAGTAGCAAAAGAAAAAATTGTAGATTCAGAAGATGATGTTTCGGCTGATAGATTAAAAAACGCTGCTGCTACAAAAAAATTAGCAGTATTTGATGCATTTGAAATATTAAGTCGTATAGAAGAAGAAGAGAATATGTTAAAAGAAATTAAAAAAGAAAATCGAGGTAATAACTTTAAAGGTTTTGCCGAAGGTAGATCAAAATGACATATACACAAACTCTATATAAAATTTTATCTGATCATATTAAACCAAAAATAATAAAAAGAAATAATAGATATAAAAAATGGAAATATGGGTACGATCAAGAAAATGATATCGTGGTTATCAGCAAAACTGGCCAAATTGGGGAAATATATGAAATCCAAGGTCTCAAAATTGCTTTACCGCTAGAAGAAAAAGTATATAAAAAAGGAAATAAAAAAGAAGAACAATATTGGGAAGTATTTGATTATCCTAAAGTTTTAGATAGACTTAAAACTGTTTTTGATTGGAATAATACTTCTCTTGATTTTAAAGATAAATGGTATGATTATATTGATGAAGAATTTAAAAGACGTGAAGAAGGCTTTTGGTTTTATAACAAAGGCATTCCCACTTATATTACTGGTTCTCATTATATGTACTTGCAGTGGACCAAGATTGATGTTGGGAAACCAGAGTTTCGAGAGTCCAACAGACTTTTCTTTATTTTTTGGGAAGCGTGTAAATCCGATATTAGGTGTTATGGAATGTGCTACCTTAAGAACCGTCGATCGGGATTTTCTTTCATGGCATCCTCAGAACTGGTACACCAGGCCACTATATCCTCAGATTCACGATATGGAATATTATCTAAAACTGGAGCTGATGCGAAAAAGATGTTTACTGACAAAGTGGTACCAATATCAGTTAACTATCCCTTCTTTTTCAAGCCAATCCAGGACGGTATGGACCGCCCCAAGACGGAACTCGCGTATAGAGTCCCTGCCTCGAAGCTTACCAGAAAAAAATTGGACCAGAATAGTAAGATCGAAGACCTCCAGGGGTTGGATACAACCATCGATTGGAAGAATACCGGCGACAACTCCTACGATGGGGAGAAGTTACAACTCCTTGCGCACGACGAGTCAGGGAAATGGGAGAGGCCGGATAATATCCTCAACAACTGGAGAGTCACGAAAACGACGTTAAGATTAGGGAGTAGAATAGTTGGAAAATGTATGATGGGATCTACATCAAATGCATTAGACAAAGGTGGTGATAACTTTAAAAAATTATATGACGCTTCAGATGTTACAAAAAGAAACCGCAATGGACAGACTAATACAGGATTATATAGTTTGTTCATACCTATGGAATGGAATTACGAAGGATACATCAATACTTATGGCATACCTGTATTCGAAACTCCAAAAAAAGCCGTTAAAGGGATTGACGGATCACAAATTAATATCGGGGTTATCTCTCA